ACAATCCTTATTTTCACTATTATATATTATTTATATAAAAATTAATAAAATAATTCAATAATTTCAACTGTTTTTTCTGTAGAATGATTTATCCAGTAATTAATTTGTTCTACTAATATATTTATTCGTTCGTCCCATTCTTTTATTCTTTTTAAATCTAAATTTATTAATCCAGTTGTTTTATTTATTTTCCAACATGATTTTATTTTTTTCCCATTTTTATCTATATAACTATCAGGATTAAATCTTATAAATATAATCGGTCTAAATTCTAAATCTTGTGATATTTCCATTAATCTTTTATTCTCGCAAGAACAATCATAATCTGTATGAGCGTTTTCATCTATTTCAACTATTATTATATGTGAACCCATATCTAATAATAAATCTGGTCTTCGTCTTGAACATCCATCTTGAATTCTTTTATCATGAATCCAAGTAAAATTTGGAAATATTTTTATAATTCTATCTACAATATCTTTTTCTTTTGTTTTGTAATTTTTAATAATTGGTTCGTTTGGATACAAATTTACATAACAAAACAAACAATATCCTTCATATTTTTTATTTGCATGTTTTTCACACCATTCAGATTTACATAATGCAGAACCACCACATTCTTTACAATATGATTTTTGTTTTCCATGTTCGCAAAATGCGGAACCACCGCATTCTTTACAATAATATTTTTGTTTTCCATGTTCGCAAAATGCGGAACCACCGCATTCTTTACAATAATATTTTTGTTTTCCATGTTCGCAAATTGATGAACCACCGCATTCTTTACAAGATGATTTTTGTTTTCCATGTTCGCAAATTGATGAACCACCGCATTCTTTACAATATGATTTTTGTTTACCATGTTCGCAAATTGATGAACCATCACACTCTTTACAACGATATTTTCGTTTTCCATGTTTGCAAAACGCTGAACCACCACATTCTTTACAACGAACTTTTCTTTTTCCATGTTCGCAAAATGCTGAACCATCACACTCTTTACATATATGCTTTTGTTTTCCATGTTCGCAAAATGCTGAACCACCGCATTCTTTACAATATGATTTTTGTTTTCCATGTTCGCAAATTGATGAACCATCACATTCTTTACATATATGCTTTTGTTTTCCATGTTCGCAAAATGCTGAACCATCGCATTCTTTACAAATTTTTTTAAATTTACCATGTTCGCAAATTGATGAACCGCCACATTCTTTACAATATTGTTTTTGTTTTCCATGTTCGCAAAATGCTGAACCACCACATTCTTTACAATATGATTTTTGTTTTCCATGTTCGCAAATTGATGAACCACCGCATTCTTTACAATTTTTTTTAAATTTACCATGTTCGCATTTTTGTGATTTTTTTTTTATTTTTTCTTCCCTTGAATCATTTTCGTTATATAATATTATTTTATCCATCCTTTTATTATATTTTATCTTTATTTATTTATAAATTTTCATTTTTTTTGTATTATTTTTATTAAATATTCACTCTATGATTTACCATCTTCTTCTGCTTTAGGATTATCACCTATTACTGTAAAATTTATTTAATAAAAATTATGTAAAAAAGGATAATATTATACTTTTTATTTTTGGATTTATTACAAATTACTTTTTAGGAACAATCCTAAATTATATCATTATATAATTTTTTCATTTTTATAAAAAGGAACAAAAATATATTTTGGATTTTTTTGGTTTTACAAACTAGTCCAACACACACAACAAAAAATGTAATTTTTTTGTTTTTTTATAAAAGTTAATAAGCATGCTAAAATAGGCGATGTAATTTACATAATTTGATGTAATTTACATCAATTAAAATTTCTAATTTAAGTATATAATATTATTTATTTATAAATGGAATTAAAAAAATATATTTGCCCTAAATGTTATAAAGATTTTAATAAAAAAGGAGATTATACAAGACATATAAATAGAAAAAATGGATGTGAAACAAATAAAATAGAAGAATTAAACAATTTAATATTAAAGTTAAAAGAGGAAAATGATATATTTAAACAAGAAAATGATAAATTAAAAGAAGAAAATAAAAACTTAAATAATCAAGTAATCACATATAATAAAACAATTCAAAATATATATAATACAAACCATAATTACATTTTTAATATAAAAAATTTTAATGATATAAAAGATTATAATGGTAATTTTCAAAACTTTCTAAAATTTATTGGTAAAAGTATATATTTGAATACTGTTAAAAATATATACTTAAATAGTGAAAAACCTGAAAATCATTGTGTTTATGTTAGTGATAAAAGCAGAGGAATAGTTAAAATATATAATAATGGTAATTGGGAAACAAAAAATATGATTATTATAGATGATATTATAAATAATACTGTCAAATATTTTAATTTATCTATTGATGAAATTAAATCTGATAAAGAAAGATATGAAAAGTTAAAAAATACTATTCTTAATAAGGCTAATTATATTCAAATGTGCGATCTTGATTATTTAGATGTTCTTGAAGATGATGAAGAAGATAATAAAGAAAGAATACAACGGTGCAAAGACTTTAGAAAAATTGTATATGATGAAATTATTACATTATTGCATGATAATAAAAATATTGTTATTGAATCATATAAAAAAAATTTTACTAGATCTAAACTTAAAAATATTTTAGATCAATCTTCTAAAAATAATGACACAAATTAACTATAATTTGAACTGATTAATTATTTATATCAGTATATATTTAATATTACTATAATAATATAATTATAGAAATGTTGAATTCTTATTTTTTAAAAAGACATAAGCAATCATTCAAAATTTGCCCAAATTATTATTATATATATATTTATACTGGGCAAATTTGGAATGATTGTTGTTATACTTTTTTTATTATATCAAAATTGATTTTTTATTTATATTTATTCTATTATGAATTTATTAGATATATATTTATAAAAAAGAATTTTATTTAATTTATGTTTTTTGTATATAAGCAGAGGGATGGAATTTCGCCCAATTTATTATTATATATATTTTTTTTAAATGGGCAATTTTCCATCCCTCCATAGTTATACTTTTATATTATATTACTAGTTCAATTTTTAAATTTTATTTTTAAAATGACGCTAAGCAGTTTTTAATTGACTCTGCTATCGCCCTGATGATCTTGATTGTAAAATCAAGATCAATCACCTTTTACTGTAAAATCTATTTAACAAAAATTATATATTAAATCCACACTCTAGGATTTACCATCTTCTTTTATTCTAGGATTCTCTCCATTTCCCCACTCTAGGATTCTCTCCATTTCCCACTATTGGATTCACACACAATCCACACTCTAGGATTTACCATCTTCTTCTGCTTTAGGATTTTCACCTTCTCTATTATTATATAAATCCATCTTAATCTTATCCTTACATTGATTCCTTAAATATTCAACTTATGTTTTTATGTATATCTAAACAATCTTTTTATTATGCTAAAATAACATAATCAATAATCATTGAACTAATTATATTATAATTACCAAAATATTCATCATCTCTAACTTTATGCGATTCTTCAGTTATTTTACCTGTAAATTTTTCATATTTAGGGCATTCAATTACTATTTTATCAACAGGAACACCTTTTATTTCTGAAATTTTTTTCCTTAACATTCCAAAAGTTTCATCATCCACTATTTCAATAAAATTTTTATCATCAGTTCCTTTAATTCTTACAATTACATGTAGTGGCGAACTAACTACGAATTGTTCATATGCTTGAAAATTTAAATCTGCTAAGTTTCGTAGTAAATCATCTGCACTTAATAGTTTCCCTTTGTAAGCTATTCTTTGTTTATCAATTGGTATTAACTTCTCACGTAATACAAACTGTTGTATATCACTAATAGATAGATAATCTTTATAATTTAATTGATAGGTGTTTTGAGGCATTCCATGTATAAATATATTAATTTCGTTATCGCCACCTATCTGCATTTTTTTATGCAGATATTTCATCTTGTATTTTAGATACTTCGAATAATAATCATTATCACTAATCATATATATTATATAATATATATTATTTTTATACTAAATAATATAAAATATTTTTATACTAAATAATATAAAATATTTTTATACTAATTTTATTTAATCTTTATTTTCTTGCTTTTTTACTTTACATATTACACCTTTTTCACTGAAAAATGGGACACTTAACAGTAAAAAAATGTAATTGCACCCATAAGGGCTTAATGACATTTGACGCTAAGCTGACTTTCCTTGACTTGCTAATCGCCCGACGATCCTAATTGAATAATTAGGATCTATCACCTTTTACTATAAATCAATCTTATAAAAATTATGTATAAAATATTAATTTTAGGATTCTTAATAAAATTAATTCTAGGACTATTATAAAATTTCCACTCTTGGATTATCATACAATCCATACTCTAGGATTTACCATCATCTTCTATTTTAGGATTTTCTTCCACAATCCTTTCTCTGTTGTTATATAAATATATCTTGATCTTATCTTTACATTGATTCCTTAAATATTCGTGACGTTCTTTCTCTTCATAATCTTTCATGATCTGTAATATTTTTAACTTATTTTCCATATTTATCTTCTTCTTCACTTATATTGATTTATCGTCTTTGATTTCATCATATCGTTCCTCTATAAAATTTAATACTTTGTCTAGTAACTTATCACTAATATTATCGTATTTATCTAATTGCCAATTTTTTCCGTCGTATATCATTGCATTTCCTCTGTTGATGTCTGATATATAGATGTTTTTGTACTCTGGATACTTTTCATTGATATGGATTTTTTATAACATTTTTGCTGGTATTTTATAACCCATTTGCGTAAAAGCTTCAAAAAATACTTTGTTATTTATTTTTGATAAATCCTCTTTACCAAATCCTATAATATTAACAGTATTGATCGTTCCATTGTTTTGATTTTTTATATTTCTATTATTTTGAGTATGGTTTATTTTTTTTTCATTCTCTAATTTTTCTATTTTATTATTTAGCTCTTTTATTAAATTATATTGATTATCTTTTTCTTTTTCATATGATTCCATTTTCTTTAATAATTCTTGATATATTATTTTTTTGTCTTGTGTTTCTTCTTTACGTATTTTACATCTATCTAAATGCTTTTTAAGAACATCGCTTCTACAAAATAATTCATTACAAAAATTACAACTATAATTTTTTTCCCTTTTTTTTATTATATATTCATCTACTATCGTATATTCCATTAAGGGGTTATTGTTTGTTTTTAAGTGCTACTTTTTCTTTCTCCAAATAGACTATCTCGGCGTCTAGAACTTCTCTACTTCTGCTATACTTTCCTTTTGGTTCTATGTAATCCAATCACATATAAAAAACTTTACAATTAAGTTATTTTGCTTTTGGTTTATAAAAATAAATGTGACAACATTTTGACATGTATTTCTTATTTAATATTTTTTTCTAATATATTGAATCTTATAAAAATATAATTTGTTTTTTGTGCTCTGTTTTTATTCGCTGAGCTTTGAACCGTGATTCTTAAAACACGAAGGATTATTTTTTTGTGCTCTGTTTCTGTTCGCTGAGCTTTGAACCGTGATTCTTAAAACACGAAGGATTATTTTTTTGTGCTCTGTTTTTATTCGCTGAGCTTTGAACCGTGATTCTTAAAACACGAAGGAATGTGAGGGGAAAACGGTCTTACGGGGTGAGACAAGTATATGACATTGGGCTGCGCGTTGGCTCTGCGAGCGAAGGCGGGTCCCTATAACATAAAACTCAAATACCAGAGCCGTAGGTTTGATAACCCAGTTTATACAAGCCCTCTCTTGAATTCTACTGGGATTAAACTTCATTAAACATACTTTTTTTTCAACTTTTTTATATATATCCACGCAATTTTTTGATATATATGTTGATTTATATAACGCAACTTTTTTATTTTTAATATTTCGCCTTTGTACTTTCTTATATTCAGAATTATAAAAAAATATACAAATAAATATACAAATAAATTTATCCGGCACTACCACCTACACATCAATCCTTGGTTTCAGTAGCAGCTTGAGCATCGGTTGTCTTGGCTTCAGCAGCAGTCTTGGCTTCAGCAGCAGTCTTGGCTTCAGCAGCAGCATCGGCAGCATCTTTGAATGCCTTCAATTTCTGCAACTCTATTGTCTGCCTGGCAAGTTGCTCGCGCAAACTTTCCAACTCATCATCATCAGAACTGTTTGAGCTGTTTGAGCTGCTGTAGTCGGCACATCGTCTGATTGTTGTTCTCACCCAAGGTCTGTTGTCAATTTGACGCATCGCACCTTTTCCTGACCATCTTACTGCGTAAAGACGATCTCCTGAATGACAAACAAGTCCTATAGGACTATCCGTATGACCGCAACCGCAACAACCACAGACGCAGGTCTTCGTATTGCATCTTGTGCAATGATATCCACGCGCAACGTAATGAGCCATGATTTGGTTAGTCTCTTTAGATTATTTAATATTTCAACTTTTTTTAGAATATTATAACATAATATTCTAAAAATATGTTGGTCTTTAGACTCAACCTTTTTTATATAAAGGGAATGCTACTAGTAGCATAAAACTTTATAATTCTTGATAATTTGTATATAAAAATAAACAATGAAAATAATATAAAAATTAATTTATATATATAGATAAGAAGTATGAAACTCAGCCTTAAAGTTTATGATTACTTTTTATAAAAATAAACATTAATTACAATTCTTAATAGAAGGTTTGTTTATACCCTTATTAAGAATAAGGTATTGTAATAATCATTTTATAGTAAATA